GGTGGAAGAAGCAGACGGCCCGGTCGTGGATGATCTCGGACTCGGGCACGACGAACGATGCTGTCCGGCCGATCAGCCGATCGGTGCCGACCGAGTAGTAGACATCGCCCGTGTCGGTGACCATGGCCTTCACGAGGCGCGGGTCGAGCAGGTACAGCGCCGTGACGACGCCGCGCGAGTCGCGCTCCTTCAGCACGTACGTGTTGCCGTGCAGCAGCTTCGACGTCACCCAGCCGGACAGGAACTGGATTCGGGTCTGGTAATGGTTAGGTTTCCGAAGCACCGGGCTGAAAGCCGGCGATGTCGTCTCCTGCCATACACCACTAGGATCCAGCGCCATCAGCTTCAGGCGCAGCTTGCTGATGTCGTCGCTGATGAGCGTCACGCAGGCGTAGACGGCCGAAAAACTGAGCAACGTATGGTGCGCGTCGACCGTGACGCCTTGCTGCCAGGCGCCGGCGAATGACTCGCGGATCGTCCCCCACCATGAACCTGCCATCCCCGGCGGTGCCTGGGTGATGGGCACGCTCGCCTTGAACACCGAGGCGACGCTGCGCGCGACAGTGGTGAGCAGACCCTTACGCATGCTTCAGCCCTCGAAACATCGCGCCGGCCAGCATGAGCAGCGGCAGCGCGCCGGCGAGCAGCGCCCAGCCGACGCCGAACAGCAGGTAGACGCCGGCCACAGCCAGCCCGCTGCCCAGCAGCGCGGACACCAGTGCAACCACGAGGGCGGCAGGCAGTTCCGTTACGGTGAGCTCGACCTCGGCGGGGACGCCGAGCTGGATCGTCTCTGTCTTGTTCATCGTGCGGTCTGGTCGCGGCGCTTGTAGGCGCGCTTCTGGCGCGGCGGCGATTCTTCGCTGGCCGCGGTGGGCGATTGCGCGACCATCACGCGCGTGTCGTACGTGTGATCCTTCGGCTGGCGCTGCGCGAACCCGGTGCAGCACAACTCGTCCGCATCGCGCTCGTTGTCGGCCACAAACTTGTCACCGGACTTCAGCCACACGCCCTTGTAGCGGTGCGACCCGGTGGAGATCAGGTGGACTTGGCTCATGGGGGTTGGACTCCTGGGAAGCGCGGAGATTGGAGCGCCCTCTCCCGAAGGCGCTGTGGATCTCGACGCTCAAGACGGGACGGCCGAAGCCGCCCCATCACCGCTCACGCGTAGTTCACCGCGTCGAGATACGCCACGCCTTGCGCGCGGCGGCGCTGCCAGTTCATCTCGCGGATCGCGCGCAGACCGACCAGGTCGTTCTGGAACAGCGAGACCAGTGCTTGCGCACCGGTGGCCGGGTTCGTGAGCATCTGGACCGACGCTTCCTGCGTGTAGTCCAGCGTCATGCCACCGTCATCCGCGAAGTAGACCTCGTCGGCCTTGACCAGCGCGATGATGCTGCCACCCGACACCGAGCTCGGCACCGAGTTCGAGGTCACCACCGGCAGACCGAACCAGGTGCCGCCATCCATCGTGATGCTCGGGAAGATGGCCAGGTCTTGCGACGTGCGCTTCATCGACAGATCCAGCGCGGTGTCCGGACGCATCACCCACACGAGGTTGGTCATGTCCAGATTGGCCGCCGAGAACAGCTTCTTGATCGCGGACACGTCGGCGTAGATCGCCGCGACCGTCGAGCCGGTCGACACGATCGAGGTCGCACCGTTGGTGATGGCCGCCGGGCTCACGTTCGCGACCGCGGCGACCGCCGGATCGATGAACTGCGCGTCGGCGAACTTGGTCATCGTCGCCAGCATGTCGTCGCGCACGACCATCTCGGCCTGCGGGTTGGACATCGTCGCCAGCTCGCGCGTGAACACGACCAGGCTCGCGGCCTTCGCGTGGCCCAGCGTCACCGACGTGAAGGTCATGCTGCTGGCCGGGATCGGGTTGTTCTCGCCGACCCACGCCGAGGACGAACCGGCCGACGTCCCGCCGATGCGGACGTTGAACGGGATGCGGCGCAGACCCGGAATGCGACCGATGATGGTCTTCGGGTACAGCAGGCCGTAGAACTCGCTCGCCAGGTCGTTGTAGTACACGAGCTGGCTGGCCCACCCGGAGGTGGTCGTGTCGCCGGCGGCGACCGCGGCCTTCAGGTTGGTGTTGCCGGCGTTGGCCATCGCCGAGACGACGCGCGCGAGCTCGGGGGTGTCGGTCCAGCGCTTGGCGATCTCGGCCGCCTGGCCGAGATTGCCCTTGGCATGCATCAGCGCCTGCGCGATGCGCGCGAAGCCGATGCCCTTGGGCAGGTTCGACTTGACCGCGAGCACGTTGCCGACCTGGACGGCGCTGCCGCGTTGCTGCGGCTGCTGCGGGTTGTTGGCCGGATTGGTGTTCTCCGGCGTGACGGGCGTTGCCGTCGACAGCACGAGCGCCTGGTGCTCTTCGAGCATCTTGATCTGCTTGTCGCAGATGCCGATCTCTTCCTTCAGGGTCAGGCGCTTGGCTTCGGTTTCCGCGTCGAGGGTCTCGCCGGTCTCCAGCGACTTCTGGACGATCTCGTCGAGCTTGGCGAACGTCTCGAGCTTCTTGGCCTTCCAGGCCGCGAGTTGTTCAGCGAGGGTCATGTCGATTCCTTCACGATTCGGTGAGGCAACAAAAAGCCCGCGTCAAGCGGGCCGTGCGTTGGTGGTTCCCGAAGCGCCGGGAGGGTCTGCAAGGCGAAGCACGCCGGCTCGCGTCTGGCCAAGCGCGGCCCGCGAATCGGTTGGCTTCGTCTTGCTGGAAAGGGGAGCGCGAGAGCCGTCAAGGCGCAGCACGCCTTTGCGCTGCAGGCCGAGGGCGGCCAGGGTCTGGCGGTCGATCGCCTTGATGGTTTGAATGCTGCAGTCAGGGTTGGCCGGGATTACGACTGCGGACAGCTCGAGCCAAGCCCAACGAAGGTAGCGGCGGCCCCATGAGCCTTCGATCTCGGCCGACTCGATGGAGTTGAAGCCGATCGAGAAGCCACGCACCAGGCGCGCCTTGACCATCGCCCAGGCGCGGTCGAGGTCGTCCTTCAGGCTGGGCGGCTCGTCGACCTTGACGAACTGGCAGGTCACGCTGATGCCGCTCTTCGAGGCCTTCGCCTCGACCACGTGGCCGACCGGCGCGCGCGCGTCGTGCATCCACAGCAGCGGGATCGGGAGCTTGAAGACCGCACCCTCTGGCTCGACGATGTCGTCCATCAGGTCTGTCGACGGAGTCGACGCAATGCCAGTGATGATTCGCTTGTCCTCGTCGATCGATTTGACGTCGAGGGTGGAATAGGCGCGGAGGTAATGGACGCTCATGCGGGCTCCAGAAATGCGAAACCCGCCACGGGGGCGGGTTCGGTGGGTTTGGCAGGCCGTGGTTTTCGTCGGGCCTTGATCGTCTCGTTCACAAGCGATGTGAACAATCCGAGTTGGCCGGCCGGTGGACCGGCTCGCTTTCGGAGATTGCAGGCGCGGCAGACGCACTGCGTGTTCTCGAGCGTGTGGCTACCACCTTCCGACAGTGCGATGACGTGATCGAGCTGCGGCGCGTTCGGTCGAATCTTTCCGCTGAGTGCCTTCGGCGTATCGACGCCGCAGATCTGGCATCTCCAGCCGTCACGCTCGAACACGTGACGCTTGTCGAAATACTCGTATCGGCAGCCGTACTTGCGGGCGCGACGCCGATGTGTCGCGCCCGAGTTCGATCTGGAGTTGTAGGCTCGTCGGCAGCGATCACTGCAAAACGTCCGTCGCATGTCGCCGTACTGCGGAGCAAACACGCGACGACATCCCGGACACGTCCTGGGACTCAGATCGCGAGGGGAGTGCATCGCGTTTCGCACGCGCTTTGCTTCAACCTGAGCCGGTGTAGGGGCTGGTCTGCCCTTGTCGGCGCAAGCGCGCGAGCAAAATCGCTTGCTCTTGATGCCGGTCGCGAAGCGGGCTCCACAACCGACGAAGGCGCACGTCCCTTCGACCTTCGGCACTGGGACGTAGCGATTCGGCTGTCCCAGTTGCTCGGGGCTGCAAACCTTGCATCTGATACGTGTGCGACCTCGCTTCCCGCTCTTCGGTTCGAACTCCAGCCCGCAGTCCGCGCACGCTAGGCGCACATACAATTCATCAGCCATACCGACTCCGCCGAGTTGGGAAAGGTCAGAAGCCCGGTCAGTGCGTAAACACTGCCGGGCTTCGTCTATTGGGGGAACGCTTCGAAACGGTTCAGTTGCTAAACCACGGGTCCGACGGATCGAGCGGGTTGCCGTGCTCGTCGCAGCCGATCACGCGGCCGCTGCGCTCGAGCCGCTGCTTGTCGCCGTCGTGGCACGGCTTGCAGCACGCCGCCCAGTTCGTCTCGTCCCAGAACAGCTTCTGGTCGCCGCGGTGCGGGATGCGGTGGTCGACGACCGTCGCCGCGGTGACATCGCCGCGGCTCTCGCAGTATTCGCATAGCGGGTGCGCGCGCAGGTAGCGGTCGCGCGCCTGGCGCCACGCCCACGTGTAGCCGCGGTCATTGGCGCTGCGCTTGTCGTCGCGCCAGCTCGGTTGCCTTGCTGCTGTCATCTCAGACGGTGAACATTTGGTACTTGGGCGGCGGCGCCGGCGCGTCGTGTGGCATCACGCCGATCGCGTTCGCGAGCGCGGTCATGCCGTCGATCCGGCCACGCGACTTCGCCTTGTCGAACTTGCGCGCGCCCGACTCACCGACGACGCGGCAGTTCGCTGCGCACATGCTGAGCACCTCGTGGTTGCCGTGACGCATCTTGCGGTTGACCAGATTGGCCTCGAGGTCGCGCAGCGCCGGCGTCATGCTGGCCGTGCCCTGCCCGAATTCCTTGAACCGCTCGAGCTCTTTGTCGGAGAAGCCGGCCTTCACCAGCCAGGGCCGCAGGTGCTTCATGTTGTAGCGGTCGAAGCCGATGGCCTGGACGTCGCAGCGGTCGAACACGCCGCGCAGGTACTCGGCGACGAACTCGTACTCGACCGCGCGGCCCGGCGTCGTCTGCAGCAGCCCCTTCTTCTCCCACATCGTGTAGGGGACGTGGTCCTTCTCGCTCTTCTCGGCCAGGCCGTGTTTCGGCAGCCAGAAGGTCGGGTGCACGCCGAGATCTTCGGTCACCAGCACCAGGGCGGTCAGGTCGTTGACGCTCGACAGGTCGAGGCCGCCGTACACCTTCTGGCCTTCCAGCGGACCCGGATCGGCGCCGTTCTCCTTCCACACCGAGCGCGGCACGAACGGGCTGAGCGACTCGACCCGCTGATTCAGGCTGAGGTTGCGGAACTCCGGCTCGTTCGACGGCATCTGGATCGCCAGCGCGCTCTCGTCCTCCAGGTCGGTGATCGACTTGAACTTGCCGAGCGCCGGGTTGGCCGCGAACCAGGCGGCGCGGTCGTCGAGCTTGCACTCCGCCGGCGCCGAGTAGACGTGCGAGATGATGCGAGGGTTCGGCGCCGACTCCTGCCGATCCAGCCAGATCGAGAACAGGTCGGTGTCCTTCTCGGCCTGGGTGCTGATCGCCAACAGCAATGCATCCTGATATGCGCCCTGCGACGTCGTGATCGCCGAGATGAACTTGCTCGTCGGCCCCTCGACCTGCCCGACCTCATCGAGGATGGCCAGGACCGGCGACAGGCCGTGCGCTGTCTTGCCCTCGGCCGAGAGCGCCTTGTAGTGCACGTTGCGGCGCAGCCCGAAGATCCACTTCTTGCTGGGCACGATCCGCGTCATCTCGGACATCGGCTTGGACAGGTGGATCATCTTCTGGCACAGATCGAACACGATCGCCGCTTGGTCGCGCGACTGCGCGCCGCTGACGATCTGGGTGTTCATCCGCGCTTCGGGCCCGACGATGTGGGCGAGCGCGATGCCGGCGATCAGCGCGGTGTTGTGAGTCGGGACCATCCCGGGCCCCACGAGGAAAAGACTCGACGGGCTCGATACCTGGAGGCAGCGCGTCGGGACCGAATCGACCTCCTCGCACGCCACGATCTGAACGCTGGCCGATCGCGTCGCTCGCGCTGGCCGCGGCAGCAGTCTCCAGAGCTTGCGCGGAAGACGGAAGACCGCGTCCTCGCGCCAGGCCGTGAACTGGACCTCGAAAACGGTGCCCACCGGCTTGCCATGCAGCTTCGCCGGCCGTGATCGCAGCGTCGACTTCAGTCCGAGTGATCGTGCCAGCGTCAGGAACTGGCCCGCGAGCCGTTCATTGCAAGCGGAGAACGAGCAGGCAATCGCACCGGAATGACCCGTCGCGTTGACCGTTCCGTCGGTGTCCATCAGCCCTTGCAACAGCGCACGCCGCTGCTCCGTCCCGGCCCACAGATAGCGGTCCGGGATGTGCTTGTCTCCGAGCATGCCCAAGGCGCGAAGGCCGGCGTGAAACTTCGCCGCCTTCTTCCCGCCGCGGCCGCCTGACATGCCGATCGTCCAGGCGGTTCGATCTCGCCGCAGCGTAGGTGTGCATGACAACCCGTCACCGACCGCTCGAGCAAAGTACTCGACGTCCTGATCTCCGCATATCAACCTTGCTGAGTCCGTCGTCCCGTCACCGAGCCAACACCCGAGCAAGTACGGATCCAGCGGCAAGTCGACCGGATCTGACGCAAGCGCCTTCGCGACCGCGATCGAATGCCCGAACTCCACGCCACCATCGGCGCGTACCTTGCGCACACTGGCAGCGATCTCCGGCGTCGTGGTGATCCTCGGACCGGCACGCCGGTCGGTCGTCGTCATCCAGCGATGCTGTTCATCAGCGACCACCGTCGAACCGTCCGAGAACGTCAGGCGCCAGCACCGAAGCCCGATGTGAATCGGCGACAGGAACTGCACGGTGCAAGGCTGGCCGAGCTCGTCGAAGAGCGTGTCGCCTTCGCGGATCTGCCCGATGGTCTTCCACCCGCTCGGGGTCGGCAGCGGCGTGTCGAGCGCCAGCCCCTTCCCGTTCTTGCGAGCGATGCTGAGGTAGCCGCGGCGCGTGCCGAACGGGTTGTCGTAGACCTCGAGGATGAAAT